TGGTTGGTGCGTATCAAACGCATATGGATATTGAGGAATATTCTTGAGCGGCAGGTTTTCCAGCGTCCAAGATGTATCGCTGTTTCTTACCAATCGTTTCGTTTGCAGATCCTCATGACAAAGAATGAGCGTATCAACAGCCTGAGTATAGTTGATCTCATCGAGCATAGCAGTTGTGATTGCCGTTGCTGCTAAATAGTCATTGCCAGAACCATTGATATTTGTCTGAAGGACACCCGCCTTAAAGATATAAATACGCTGATTGACCAAGACCAGCAAATAGCTGTCAGTAACGCTGTATTCAAAAGGAATGACCTTAAAGTCTGTAAACGTAGACCCAAAGTCATGTATGAACTGAAGCCCGTCACGGCGCTTAAATCCGCCCTGTGGCTGAATGATTATATTCGTAGCTTCCTCAAGAGCATTTTGATACTGCTGAAGATCGGTACGAGCGCGCAAAAGCGGATCAAGCTCACCAACCGAGAAATTAGTCTGGAACTGTATGATCCGCATTTTAGTATCTCACATCAATAAGGGAGTAATCCTCAATGATTTGTGGCGGCTTGCCACGGCTGTCCACGTTCATCGCCTCACGCATCAAACCACCGCGACCGGAATCTGACGGTGTGCCGAAAGCCTGAAGGCGGAAGTCTTGGGCTTTTGATATTTGATCGGTAATTACAAAGGCAAGCTCCGCAGCGAGGGCTGTTCTGAGCAGACGAACAAAATACGGAGGCATCTTGCTTTCTGCTACTGTAGCTTGATAATCGACAAATACTTTTTCAAAGTTAGTAAAGACCTGATCCCCGTAGATCTCCCAGCCATAACGAACTGGCTGCTGGTTTAAGCCAGCGGTTTGGAATAGCGCAATGACGCCTGAGAGCATATCTCCTGGAAGCTGGTAAGCATACTTCCATTCATCAACCGGAACAGTAGAAAGCCGACCGAGCTGTTGCTTCTGAACGCTCCAGCTCCATAGATAGTTAGATAGAAGTGTATCGCGAACATCTGGGTAAAGCCTGTCGCAAGCCTGGGCTGCATCAGATCCTTCCGTGAAAGAAGAGATCGGCGCTGCACCCAACAGGATTAGAGCATCTGAGCAGATTGAGAGTGAAGTATCACCAGCGGCCATATTGCCCTCCTGTTAGTGGGGAAGGGGGGCCGAAGCCCCCCAACCTTATACGAGAACTGCCGTTGTAATAACGCCAGCAGTATTGGTGGCGATGAGGATCTGACCGCCATCGCTTCCATATGTGTAGATCATATCACCAGTAGTGATAAGCGCTTCTACCGTGTCGAAATAACCGGAACCAGCGATTGCGGCTTGGTTATCAACAGAAGAAGAATAGCTATACATTGCTGGGGAAACACCGCTTTTAGAAGCGGCAACAGTTGACCAGTTTGCTTGTGCGAATGCCATTGTCTATTCTCCTTACGCTTCAGTACAAGAAATTTTGACAATGCCTTCACCGTCAATCGCAACGGAACCGGCAGAGAACATGGAGCTAACCAAGAACGATGTCTTTTCAGGGACATAGTTTACCTCAGTTTTTTGCGCCATTGACTCAGCGTAGCCCATTGAATCTTTGTGCCAAGCAAAACAGGTGCGAGTAGAAGGCTTAGGAATGCCACCCTCATCACGATCACCCATTGTCAAAATGTTGAAGCCCATGAATGTGTTGATCTCACCTTGGACCAAAGCCTTTACCGCAGCAAAGTCTTGGCTAGTGATCTCTTGTTCACCGAGCAACGAATCGAGCTGTGTTGCGTGCATCAACAAATAACGGCCCTCAGAAGGTACGTTCTTCTCATTAAGAGCTTTTGCTGTTGCGCGTAGCTTCTCGATGTTCATGTCTGTGTTACCACCGGGGCCAACTGTTGTTGCAACAGTGGATGTGCCAGAAGCAGCATTAAGAGCATCGATCATGATCTGATCCATGCGGCGAGCAATAGACTTAGATACTACTTGAACCAACTCAGAGCGCTCATCGAAGTTGATGTGCGATTGCTGGAAGATGTCGGAATATTCTGCTGCGATGTAATCTTCCATCGTTGCAGTTACCTGACCGTAAGTTACGTTCAGTGGTGTGACATCAGTTTGTGGGACGCGAAGTGTTGCAACACCTTTCCCGATTGTCGGGAACTTTACAGTGTTACCAGCTACTCCGCTGCGTGTCCGCATCGTGCCGCGAAGCAACGATTCGGCTTGATACGCCTGTTTGACCTCAGAATCGAAAAGATCAACAAACGCGGTTGAGACGTTAATCGCCATTTGCAAAAACCTCCTTTTGCGTTTCAACTAAACGCTTCCGTTATCCGAGGTTCGGGCGGTCGCTTGCGCGTTATGGCCGCGCCAACCAGTAGATTACTACATCCAACGGGCCGAGCACGGTTAGCCGTTAAGGCTAAAATACACGCAAGCGATATTTATTGCAAGTACCTAACCGTTTTGTTGCGATTGGAACCATTTTTGTTCCATCTGAGTGCGCCAAGCGGCATCACTTTGCCAACGAGGATCAGATATAGCAACCTGCAAGTCTTGCTTTGTCATGCTATCTTGCTGGATCGTAGGCTTGATCGGGATGTTTTCATTCGTGATTGCCTGGTGATACTTGAGGAAAGCATTGATAGAGTCAGCATTGTTCAATGAATATGCTATCGCTTCACGTTCTGAATTATTCAAAGGAGCCTTCATCAAGATCCGCTCAGTCATTTGAATCTTCTCAGAAGCATTAGTGCCAAGTTTTTGCATTTCAGCGCGTTGATCGTACTGCACACTTTCTTGCTCATCTTTTGATAGGGCAAGGACACGGCCAGCGAGATCCTCAAAGGCATCCTGGCTAATCCCGTTTTCTTTAGCCCACTCCTGATATACGGAGACAGTCGGATCTTCAGCGTCCAAACCCTGATCCGCAAGTGCAGATACATCATACTGCTCCGGTGCTTTATGCTTTCCGGCCTTAAACTTCTTTTCAAGCTCCGCATAACTTTTTGCCAGCTTCTCAACATCAGGACCGTCCTCATCCCAAAACTTTTCTGGATAGTAATCTGGGCGCTCTAGCGGCTCATCATCACTTGCCGCCTGTGGTTCGCCCTGTGGCTGTTCGTGAACTGCGACAGGCTCATCCTGCTGGGGAGCCTCCGGTTCTGCCACGTTAATCATTGGAGCATCAGCTTCCACTTGTTCTGCCATTGCTTCAGCCATTGTTTGACCTTTCTATTCTTTTCTCAATCATGCGAACCATCTCAGCCATGCCCGTCCTCACATAGCCGAAACTCGCATCTTCTCCTGGAAACCAAGTCGGTTGCTCAATAGTAATACTGCGCAAATGACTTAGTACACGCGCCCCCTCCGTGCTCTTAAACACTTTGCCATAGATCATATCTATATCTGCGGCCTTTGGAGCTTCACTTGTTGCCTGGGTTAAACCTTCCCAGCCATCGGGTGAACTCATTGCATCGCCTCCATTGTTGCTCCACCATCGTTAGCAGCCGGTGGCCCTTGTTCAGCCATCATTGCTTGCTGCATCTGTTGCATCTGCATTTCCTGCTCCTCTGGTGTAGAAAGCAAGTCCTGCTTGATGTTCATTCTTTCCGCGATAAACGCAGCTATCCTTGGAATGGATAATGTCATCTGACCTTGTGGGCCGAGAGCATTTGCAATCTGCATGAATTGCACAACATCGTTTACTTCTTGTAACTTCTGAGCCTGGGCCAAAGGAGCAACCGGCGTAACTTTTACCTCAACGCCGTTCACCTTGAGCGGGAGATCGATGTAGCCTTGCTGATCCAGGATAAAAAGAATCCGAGATACCAATGGAACCATTGTCTCATCAATCAATCGACCAAACGCAGAGCCAAGGTTAGTTGCCAGCTCACGGGATCTTTCAGCGATCTCAGTAGCAGAACGAGCCGACATATTGTCCGGCGGCAGCGTATCGTCCATCAAGATCTTCTTCACGTTCATGCGCAGATCATTCATTACAATCTGGCTGACATTAAAGTCACCGGCCCTTGGGAGAGGAGCCAGTGACGCACCCTGCGGTCCACCGTTTCGAGCAACGCCGATAATAGACCCAGGCTGTATCTTGATGTTTTGAGGATTGAGAACGCCATCATCTGCCGCTGTATATACGCCAGAGATAGCCAAAGATGCGTTCTTCAGAACCAGCTCAACAGTTTTGTTTAACGTCTTGATGTCAGAGATAGCAGTAACCAAAGGACCACGGCCATAGATCTCACCGGCAACCTTCATATATCGAGCAACGATAAACGGCGAAGACTTCATTGTGCGATATACAAGCTCTTGTTGCTTGTGAGGCCAGAGCACATGATAGCAGTAAATGCCTTGCTCATAGTCGTAGATCACAGCATCCATAAGTTCGATTTCTTTGGAAGGTGAATTTGCTATTGCTTCTGCCAGCTCCGTTGTAATTTCAGCATCAGGAAACTCTTGCGGTATCGCTTCCGCCTTCATTCGCAATTTGCGATATACGTTATCGACATTGCCAAATGTGCCCTCTTCAATAGCTACAAGATACTGTGGGATTGGAGTGAAGCGAATAGGTGTAGTTTCATTACCAGGCGTCACCATCATAACGGCAGTACCAACGCAGAGATCCAACAGGAACTCGCCCATCGCCAGATCAAAGTTAGTCTGACGCAATGTTTCAAACATACGAGTTGTATATGCGTCTAGCGCAGATTGCGCCTGTGGCTGTTGTTGCTCTGGAATGCCAGTGCCAGCCTCAAGGCGACACCATTCTTTTTGCGGTGGGAACAATCCAGCCTGGATGCGATTGGCAAAACGCTGGGTAGCGTGAATGGCTGTTGAGTCAAAGACCCTAGACATCTTACCCTTACCGGCCACGCCGCCCTCATAGTAACCTGAATACAAGTTACGCTGAGGTAAAGCGAACTCATAACAGTCCTCATAGATTGAGCGCCATTCGTCCTTACGGGCCTGAGCTTTAGCCTCACGTTCAATGATATCTTTTACATTCAGCCGAGCCATCTAATTATCCTTTTTTATTGCGCTGGGCGAAGTTACGCGCTGCCTCAACAGATCCAAACCCCCATGCCTTCAAGGCCAGAGCCTTTCTAGTAGGCCGACCCTTTTCATCTTTCATCGGACCCTTCATCCCGGCGAACCTAGCAGCGAAGCTGACACGCCGGGGATTGGTTCCCGTCTTTACTGGAGCCTTTAGATTGCCACCCTCTTTTGCCTCAAAGTGCCTGCGACCAGCTTCATTCAAGCCGCCCTTGGGGTTTTGAAACTTCTTAGCAACCATAACGGCCTCCTATCGGCCAATGCGAATGTTTGCCGTTCCGCTTGTAAATTCACCAGTCTTGAAGCCAGCACGATACAGAGCAACGCCGGACGGTTCAAAGCCATAGGTTTCGATTGGGGATGTGAATGTATCAACATCACGCGCGGTACTATCCGCATTGGCTGGGTCAAAGCTGCGCTGAACTGTGACAGTGCCAACAAATGTCCCACTTACGGAAAAGTTAAAGTCCTTTGTGGAGTAGATCCAGTCAGTGAAAGTGTCCTGAGCTGTCAGGCTTGCCTCAACGACACCAGTATCTTTTGGAAGAACAGCCATTTATTTACCCTTCTTTTTAGCTTCTTGTTTCTTTTCGACACGTTGCATTGTGCCATAAACATAGGCTTGCTTACGCTCACCCTTTAGATTTAGACGCTTTGCGCTTAGGAGCAGCCTTCGGTGCAGCTTCTTTGGCATTAGGCTTCTCCTCTTTTGCAGGAACTTTTGCCGCTTTCTTTACGTCATAGACTTTTTGGAAATCTTTAATCTTAGTCATTATTCAACACCTAACTTAGTTTTTTGCGGGCCTTCTTGACGAGCGGGAGAAAACAATAACCTCATGCCACCAGTGCGGCGCAACCGCCGGCGAGACTGAGCACCCTGCATCTCTGCGCGTTCCTGAGAGGTAGCACGTTCCTCTGCCCTGGCTTGAGCAGCCTGAGCATCTTTCTCTGCTTGAGTTGGAGCCGGGCGACCGCCACCACCAAATAATCCAGACATATTAAAACCTCACCATCATGTAATAGTCCGACCCCTCTGGGCCAAACCTTCTCATAATGCTTTCTACCTCAAAATGCAGTGCTTTGGCAAACCTAAATGCGGTATCATTTTCGACTTTTACCGAGATTTGTAGCCTTCTGACCGCATAATCACGCAAAGCGCTATCGGTTATGGCCCTAGCCCCACGCACAAGTGATATCGCGTGACGATCAAGATCCTTGCTGGGAACCATCCACATCTCAGCCAGACCCGTCCAGAT